AGCCCGATCCGGTAAAGCGTCGACTTTTCGCTCTAAGAGGGACATAGCTCCCTCAGGCGAATCAGGAGTCTCCGGTTATGTTTATGACAACACGAACGGTGATAAAGAATGGGATTGCACCCATTTTCACCGGATAGTAAGATCGTCAGAGATACGTTTAGCAATAAACGCTACCTTTGACTTTCCTTCTATCAACGTGCCGCACCTGCGCGATCGTTTCTACTTCGATCAGGTGGGACTCATACCACGTTTCATAGATGTGTATAACATCATCCCATGGACGTGGCTGGTTGATTGGTTTACGGGTCTTGGTAACTACCTCGAGTTAATCGAGGAAATAAACCATGATCCGCTACTGATCAACTGGGGATTAATAACCTGTCGAACGACAGGTCAATTAATCACTGAGTTCTCATACATAAACGCTACGCAGTACGACACTTATGTGAACGGTGTTAGAACTTCGCCAGAGGCGGCTATAAACCGCACCTTTCGTCATTCTTCCGTTCTCGATTTCGAGTGTCAAACTCGAATGAATGTCGCACGCGTCTATGATGTGGAGCGTACTACCGAGCCCAATTCATTAACAGGGTATCGGCAGTCAATCCTAGGTGCTATCCTTGCACAGAGGATCGATAATACTCGGTCTGGAACATTCCGTCCCAGATCCTAAATCATACTTACCACGGAGACGTCCCTATGCTAGCAGATCCTGTCACTATTGCCGCCGCGGCTCCCACGCCCGCTCTGGTCTTGGCTGTTGTCAAGTCAGACGGGTATGGAACGGAGCGAGTGGACACTGGTGCTAACGGTTATACCGTTATTACCAATCACTCGCGTCCGAAGGGTGGTGGAGATAAGCACTACGTCCAAATGACGCAGACGCTTAACGCTACCAACCCTTACACGGGTTTGACCCAGAAGCAGGTTGCTTCTGTGTCAATGACAATCGTGCGCCCCGCTTTCGGCTTTACTGACGCAGCACTTGTTGCGCTTTGTAAGGCCCTTACGGATTATCGCGACGATTCGGAGGTGACTACGGCACGTCTTATTCAGTTCCAGTCGTAAAGTATCACGAACAGCTTCTTAGCTGGACGGGGGAGCCAGTGGGGCGCTTCCGTTAACAAACGGAGACGCTTCAATGGATCACCATGATGCCTATACTGTTGGACTGTTTATTACGTGGGCTGCCCGAGTCGTGCTGGTTACCAGTCTTCTGGCCTTTTTGGCTTTTACGGCTGGTTGTTCGCACGTACTTGACTTGAGCAGCAAGGGAAGTCTTACAAAAGACAACCCTCCGTCTACTAACACTATCGCCAATTGAGGCGGTAGTCTGCTATGTAGGACTCGGAATCTGTAACTCCAAAGGAGCCAAGATGAAAAGTCCGATAGCTCTCCTAGACAGCCTCTTGACAAGAGATTTCAAGAGACTGAATCCTGGTGTGAAAGGCCTTGACCGTGATTTCGAAACGGTCAAGCGTAGAGTCGAGCATGAGGGCTCAGAGTTCCTAACTCTGACCCTACCGCGGCTAGACGAAGCCCTCGTGAGAGGACTAGTCGAGAAGCGGTTCACCTGCCCTCTCGGATTTAGAAAGATCCGAGGAGGATCAATCCCTGTATTTTTACAGGGTATGATAAGTGAAGTCTTCGACTCTAAAACCGGGCTTCTTAAAGAACCCATAGAATATGGGATACTGAGGGACATTCACATGTTTCTCTTATTCTTTAAGAAAACTCGACTAGAGCAAGATGATGAAGAGTTTCTCCATCAAAAGGCTGTAGAAGAGTTTTACCAATGCGATGAGACTGCCAAATCAGTTGAACTAACTGACTGGCAAGACCATCTCATTGGTCGTGTCAGTAGAACTATCCTCAAAACCCTTATAACAAAGGATCTAGAAGATGAACGTATCTATCGACACGGCCCGGGCGCAGTTCAGGAGCAGTATAAAGGCAACCAGAAATGGTCAGCTTTGTACGGTAGAATTGGTGATACCAATCTACTACCTGAATGGTTCGGAGACACCAACTTGCGTTTATCGGCGCATTTCTCGAGCGAAGAAGCTCGTGAAGTACGACGACATGATTTCCTATACGTGTCAAACCGGGTTAAACCGGGATTACACACTGGGAGTTCATGCGCTCGTTGGGGAAGTCCTCCGAAAACTTCAGGCGACCCTGAACTTTCGCTGGGATCGCCGACTTGTGGAACAGCACGTCGAATCTGTTCTCCAGGCCGAGCGACTTGGTTTGCTTCGAGCTCAAGAAAAGCTCTTGCAATCCGAGAATTTGCTGCTTCTGCAGCAAACATCTCAGCGAGGTCACGTGGAGCAGCAGCTAAGCTTATTTCCGTCTTGAAGAATTCTACTTCAAGGCGGACGATTACGGTTGAGCCTTTATTGCGGCAATACTTGCAGCAGGGGCTCAATACTGTACTTCGGGAATCAATAACCGAATGCAGTATTCTCCGTAATTGCTTAGCCCTAACCGACCAGAGTAAAAACCAAGTTCTAGCTCTGGAAGGATCCCAAAACGGCAAATGGGCTACCATCGATCTAAAGTCCGCGTCCGACTTGCTCAGCCAAAAGCTGGTCAAGTCGGTCTTCGGACATCACACTGATTTTCATCAGTGTTTGATGGATAGCCGTTCTCCCTTTGTCTACACCGGGTCTAGCAATGATCCGGATATGGCTTTAGGGAAATTTGCCGGTATGGGTAACGCCACGACCTTTCCAGTGCAGAGTATTTGCTTTGCCGTAGTAAGCATCGCGGCTATTCTGCATAACTGGGGGATTAAACCCAGTACTGGATCGATCAGGCGTGCTTCACGTCTGGTACGAGTGTACGGTGATGATATTATCGTGCACTCAGACCACGCACACCAGGTGGTAAAGTGGCTTCATGATGTAGGCCTAAAAGTCAACGTCAAGAAGAGTTTTCTTGAAGGCAACTTCCGAGAAAGCTGTGGTACCGAAGCGTACGGCGGAGTTGATATAACTCCGCTATATATTAGGTACTGGCCACATCAAATCGCCGAAAGTCCGAATGTTTGTGCTCATCTCGTGAGCCTTAGCAACCACTTGTGGATGCAAGGGCTTTATGCGACGAGCAACTATCTGAAAGAGAAAGTGGAGGAGTACTTAGGAAGTGCTCTCCCACTAGTATCTTCACAGAGTGGTTCATTCGGGTGGCACAGTCGCCAAGATGCTGTTACACCACATAAGTGGTGTCGCAACACGCATCAGTTCTTGACGAGAACTTTTGCGCTTAAACCGGTGAAAACCCGGGATAGGCTTGACGGCTATGCCGCGCTCCTCAAGTGCCTTACTACTCCCCTTCTGGGGAGAGATAAAGATCACTTGGAGAGAACCGCCAAACGGTATCAAACCCGCTTGGTCCGGCGATGGGTGCCTTCGTATTCCTACGAAGGTTTAAATCTTCAGACGTAAACGTCTGAAGTCAGAGACGGCAACCTACTAACTGTACGCACAAATCGTGTGCTAACCGACGGGTAATTTCCCGCTGGAGATTTACAGTAGTAATGCTTCGGCGTTAGGGTACTTGTCCATGCTAGCTTGCTAGTAAGGGCTCCCTTAG